CCACCGACGAAAATTCGAATCACTGGAAATGGACCGACGCCCTAAGCGCGGACCAGGCCAATTCGTCAAGCGTTAGAAAAACGATTCGCGAACGGGCCAGGTACGAAGCGAACAACAACACCTACGCGAAAGGGATGTTGTTGACGCTCGCAAATGACACGGTTGGCACCGGGCCACGGTTGCAGGTTTCCACGCCCGACCGTGACATTAATTCTCAAATCGAAATGCGGTGGAATGAATGGGCCGAGGAAATCAATCTCGCTGATAAGCTTTGGACGCTGAAAATGTCCAAAACTCTAGACGGCGAATCGTTCGCGCATTTCGTGACCGACGCCGACCACTCGAGCCCGATCTCGCTGGACCTGGTGTTATCAGAGGCCGAACAATTCGCGACGCCGTTTTCGGCAAACGGTTTATTGTCAACCGTCGTTGATGGGGTAACGCTCAACGAATTAGGCCACCCGGTGACCTACCACCGACTACGCAACCACCCCGGCGATTTATCGCTAGTTGACTTCACCGGCGACGAAATCCCGGCGTCGCAAGTTGTCCACATTTATCGGGCCGACCGACCAGGACAGCACCGGGGCGTTTCTGAAATCGTTTCGGCCTTGCCGCTTTACGCGATGTTGAGACGGTTCACGCTCGCAACAATCGCCAGCGCAGAAACGGCCGCCGACCTTTCCGCAATTCTGCACACTCAAGCGGGCGCCGTGTCTGAACCCGACGCGATTGACGCCCTCGACCGCGTGCCGATTGCAAGGCGGGCAATTCTGACAATGCCCGAGGGTTGGGACATCACGCAATTTAAAGCGGAACACCCGGCGACGACTTACCAAAATTTTAAAAGCGAAATCGTTAACGAAATCGCACGATGTTTGAATATGCCTTTCAACATCGCGGCCGGAAACTCGGCCGGTTACAACTATTCGTCGGGCAAGCTCGACCATCAAATCTATTTCAAGTCGATCAAGGTTGAGCGAGGATACCTCGAGCGGGTATGCCTCGACAAAATCCTCGCCGCTTGGATTCAAGAGGCCGCATTGATTCCCGGTTTTTTCCCGGCCGAGTTTGTTGCGTTGCCTCATCAATGGAATTGGCCGGGGTCCGAACCACTCGACCCGTTCAAAGAGGCCAACGCGCAGCGGTTGCGACTCAAAAACGGCATGACCAGCTACGCGGCCGAATACGCGAAAGAGGGCAAAGACTGGGAAGTTGAGCACCAACGCCAAGCGGATTCGCTCGGCCTCAAGGTCGAAGATTTTCGCTTGCTCCTAACCAATCAACTCTATGGGTCAATCACAATCACCGAGCGAATTTTAGAGGAAGCCGGACACATCACACCCGAGGAAGAAAACACGGGCGATGCCTAAAAACAAAAAACAACGAAACACCGCCCGCCGACAACGCCGACACGCGGCCCGCGTCAATGCCGCGACCGTCCCGGCCGATGTCACGTTTGCCGCAAAAATCGAAATACAAGCCGGGGCCGATGACGACACCCCGGCCACGATTGAAATAGCCGCTTATAACGGCGGCTTGATGTCCGTTCCGAATTTCGGGGCGGTGGTCGTGGACCTGGCCGGGCTTGAGGCCCGCGAATCAATCCCCATTTTAGCGGACCACGAAAACAAACTATCGGCCGTGATTGGTGCGGGCCGACCGGAGAATCGCCGGGCCGGTTTGTTTCTCAGTGGAACCATCAGCCGTTCGAGTGTAATTGGAAAACAAGTTATCGACCTAGCCAGAGACGGCGTGCAACTACAGGCGTCGATTGGCGCAACACCGATGAAAACGCAACGGGTTCGGGCAAACCGCCCCTTGAGCGTGAACGGGCGGACGGTTCGCTCGTCCTCGTCTTTTTTATTGATTCAACAAAGCAAACTGCGCGAAATTTCAATTGTGCCCGCAGGGGCCGATGACACTACAGTCGTTGAAATTGCGGCGGCACTTTCCGAGGAGTTAACAGATATGAATTTTAATGACTGGATGACCGATCAGGGATTTGACGCCGACACACTCACCGAGGCACAGTTGGAAATTCTGCGCATCGCATACGACGCGGGCAACGAATCCGACGAACCGGAACCGGAAGAAGAACCGGCAGCCGAGGCCGCAACCGAGGACAAGGAAACCAGCGACAAAGAGGAAACCGCCGAAACCGTCACCGCCGGGATTCGAACGGCGGCAGCAATGGAAACAACCCGAATCAATGACATCCGCCGCATTGTCTCCGGCAAAACGGAATACCAATCAGCAACCTATGAGGATGAAAACTTGGAAGCGCACGCGATCAATAACAACTGGTCAACCGACAAAACGGAACTCGAACTTTTAAGGCTAACCCGTTCGAAGGCACCCGCCGCGCACATTTCGAGCGAATCCGTCAGCAATAGTATTGAAAACATCGAGGCCGGTTTGCTGTTGCGGGCCGGTGTTAATCTCGAGGCGTCTTGCTGGAAAAGCCCGCAAGCCTACGCGATGAAAATTCCCGCTTGGCTCCGCTCCGGTTTAAACTCCGACCAAATGCAACGGGCACTCGAGGCCGGTTGGAAAATGTCAAGTATGTCGGCGGTAGACTATTGCCGACTGATTTTACAGGCTAGCGGGCAAAACGCACCGCTTGACCGTTCCGAGATGATTCAAGCGAGTTTTTCAACACAAACGCTTTCCGATATTTTTACGAATTCCGTCGGCGCCGTCTTGCTGCAAACCTTTGTCGAAGCAACCGACACCACCGACGGGTGGACATCTACGGCGGACGTTCCGAACTTTTTGACGAACGAACGCCCGCGAATGGCGGTCGGCCCCGGCCTGACGAAACTTTCCGCCGGAAGTGAAGCGGCGCACGTGGTACGAAGTGACTCGAAAGAGAGTTACAAAATCGCCCGCTACGCTAGTCAATTCCAAGTTGACGAAATCGACATTACAAACGACAACCTCAACGCCATGTCGAATTTGCCTAAAGACATGGGGGCAGCGGCCGCCAGGTTGCGGCCTGACTTGGTCTACGCCGTCCTCCTCGCAAACGGAAATCTCGACGCGACCTCGGCCGCGTTGTTTAGCGCAGGAAATAACAACCTGAACACCTCGAGCGCATTAGCTCAAGCGACGGTTTCCTCGATGATGTCTGATATGTCAACTCATCAAGAAAACGGCGCCAACCTCAATGTTCGCGCTACTCACCTACTCGTTCCGCAAGCGCTCCGCCACTCGGCGAGCCAAATCGTCAACTCATCCGAAATCCAATCGGGCGGGTCGGCCCTCGGAAACTTGAACCCGGTGCAGGCGGACGGGTTGCAAATTGCCAGCGACGCCCGCCTCGATAATGGGGTGACGGACCCGAACAGCGGGACCACCTACGCCGGAAGTGCAACAACCTGGTTTGCCGCCTCGTCTTCGGCCCCAACCATTGAAGTTGGTTATTTGTCCGGCACGGGCCGGGCTCCGGTCGTGCGTTCCTCCTCGCTCGCTAACGGCCGCTGGGGAATCAATTTTGACGCCAAACTCGACATCGGCGCGAAGGCGCTCGACTGGCGAGGTTTGCACAAATCGACCGCCTAGAAGGTTTTCAATGCCCCTTAAATGTTTGCGAAATGTTGTTGTCGATGGTGCGCCGTACAGCGCCGGCGATGTTGTCGATGAGACAGACATCCCCGCCGGTTCGTTGGCGTGCCTGTTGCGACTTCGACATTTTGAAACCACAAACACAAACGCAACCCCGAAAACCCGCGAGCCCGTCGCGGAGTCAACCGCTACCACCCAACCGAAACGCGGCCGAGGTCGGCCGAGAAAAAATCCTTTGAAGGAGAATTGACAAAATGGCTCAAGCCGAATTAATTCGAGGTAACACCGCGACAATTGATTACACGGCGGGCGGCGCTGTTGCGGCCGGTGAGGTAATCGTCCAAGGCGATTTAATTGGCGTCGCTCACGAAGCGGCCGTCAGTGGCGACAAAATTTCGCTATTAGTGGACGGTGTTTTTAAGGTCGCAAAAATCACATCGGGCGGCGGCGATTCCGGCGCGTTTATCGCTGGCGAGGCCGTCTGGTGGGATGATTCCGCCAACACCGTTACCGACGCGGCCGCGTCGTTAAAGTTATTCGGCATCACCACGGAAGCGGCGGTGGCGGGTGATACGACCGTGACGGTTTTAATGCAACAATTTGGCTCGGCTGCTTCGGGATCTCAATCGTAAATGCCCGACCTTTTGAAGCGTGGTAGCGATTGGCTCCACGCGGAACTATTAACGAACGCGTCGCAGTCGGTGACATACCGCCGAGGGACCGGCGGCGGTGCTTTAACCGTGACAATTTCGGCTACCATCGCCGCCCAGGAATATCAAACACAAGACGAAACCGGCGCGGTGTTAA